TTGGTGACGAGACGCTGTAGCGGCTGTCAAAGAACTGGACGCGCGCATTGTCGTGGACTGCGCCAGAGCGCCACCACGGTCCTGCCACTGGAGTCTTTGGCTCAATCACATCAAAGGTCATTGAGCCACCGTTGCCGTCGCCTGAGAGCGTGAGCGACAGGCTGCCAAGGTCGACATACGGCGTGGTCGTAGCACTTGGAGCTGGGAGATCAAGAAGGTTCGCGCCGCTGTCAACGCCAGCCACGATCAGGCTGAATGGGTTTGCCATTTAGCGACCGCGCTTGAAGGTGCCTGTTCGGTTGATCGAGTCGGTGACCACGGTGTCAACCTTGCCTGTGCCGATGTAGATGTTGTTGGTTGTTGCTCCGCCTCCCATCGGTGGAACAAAGGTTCCAGAGGCGACTGCGTTTGCAAGGTACGGCGAGTATCCGGCGGAGGTCGTACCTGCTGCACCCAGGTTTGCCTGCGCGGAGAAGAGGGTCCTGAGTCCAAAGACAATCGCATCAACGGTGATCTTCAGTGCCTCTAGAAAGATCTTGAGCGGCTGAAGTGCAACCACAAGCAGGTTGATGTCACCCTCCTCAAAGATTGCGAACAGCTCGCCGAAGGAACGCACTAGAGGTGCGACATAGTTAGTGATCAGATCGTCAAGCACTGGACCAACTGTGCGGACGATTGCTTCGAATGCTGGCAGAGCCTCTTTGGCGAGGAAGTCCATCACCTTGTTGACTGTTGGTAGCAGGCGGTAGCCAAGCTCTTCCATCGTCTCGTTGAATCGCACCTGAGATCGAGCGAACTTGCCGCTCGTTGAGTTAGCGATCTCTGCGGCGGTGCCGCCGTACTTTTCTGTCGCGGCCGTAAGGATCTCCTCTAAGGTGGCGTTCTTGGAGACCTGGATGCCGAGCGCCTTCAGACCTCTCGTCTGACCCTGAGTTGCCTTGCCGATGGTGGTCATAACTTCTGCAAGGTCAGTGCCTGTGACGGCAGCAATGTCTGCCGCGACAGCATTCGCCTTGAGCAGCATATTGCGGCTCGTGAAGAATCGTGACCCTACTTCGATACCAGCGCGCACCTGGTCATCAGTGATGCCCAGCGCACCCATAGCGATGATCTGCTCGTCAATCTGCTTTGTCAGACCTTCTGTGAGCAGTCCACGCTGCTTGAGTGCTGCGTTGAGCAGGATCGTCTGGCGCTCATCGTCAGCCGCAGACTTGACTGCGGTGAATGCAAGCCCAGCCAGTGCGGCTCCGGCAACAGCAGCGCCAGCCGCAATGCCCTTGAATGCGCTGAAGCCGACGCGGCGCAGCTTGCCCATTGATGTGCCGATCTTGCCAAGCGGACCTGAGGCGGAGTCCTTCGCCTTGACGACGAAGTTAGCGGTCTGGTTTCCAGCCATCAACGTTGGTTACCTCTCTTGAACTTCAGGATGGTGTTGCGGAATGGCTCGTCGTTGAAGAACGCGGCCACCGTCTTACTGTATGACTCTACCGCTCGGTCAATGTTTGATCGCTTCTTTACCACTTCATCAATGAACGGTCGCTTCTGGACTGGCTTCACCGCGAAGGTGCCGTTGACTGTGGTGCGTCGGTTGCCGGTACCACCGACTACCAGCCAGCCGTAGAACACACCCTTGCGCCCACCCTTGATACCGACCACAGCGGCAGGGTTGTTGAATCGCGCCTTGCGCGCGAGCACCTTCTTCCGAAGGTTGCCGGTTGCGCCCTTGGGCGCTTTGTCGCGCATTGGCTTCTGGAGTGTGCGCGCGGCATTCAGTGTGGCGAACGATGCAAGGCGCTTGAACGCCGATGGGTTGGAACCCTTGAGGAAGCCAAGCCGCAGCTGATCAAAGTTCCTATCGAACTGACCGTCTACGACAATCGCGGCTCGCATCACTTCCCTTTCGGCTGCATCTCTGCGTGAATCATCCACGCAAGTAGCACCTGATCTATCGGCAGGCTCGCTACCTCATCTGGCCACATCCCAAACTTTTCGCCTAAGAGGTGGAAGATGATCTCCGGCGGAGGCGAGATAGATTGTCCAATCGCCATCCGCCTGGCGGCGAGCCTTACTTGGGGTCCGGCTGGTTCGCCTTACCCCACGCCTCAAGCGTCTGCGAGAGTGCGTCTACTGGTGCGTCCAACACATCCTGACAAGGCTTGCCATCAAGCCCCTTGAAGTTATGCGTGACTACCAGCTTGGCAAACGCTGCGAGCGCTCGTGACGCTTCGCCTGACTCCAAGTCGAGCAGGATGCGCGCCGAGACTTGCTTTCGCAGCTCGGCTGTCCACCCTGCAAAGTCACCCTCTAGGGTGATCTTCACCGTGTCCATATGACCCTCCTAGCGCCGAATGGCGCTGCTATTTATGGCGCTGCGCTGAGTGGCGAATCCACCACGATCTCAAGCGACTTGCCTGATGTCGTGTCATACGCCAGTCGGCAGGTGACCTCATTGACCACGACGCCATCCATATCCGCCTGGAGCGGAACGACATTCTCGACTTCCCACGAGCCAAGAATCCACACCCCAAAGTTATCGGCAGTCGTGCCGAACAATCTGAGGTACTTCTGCGTGGCAATGTCGGTGATTGGGAATGAGGTGGTCGCCGCGCTGTTGCTTACGACCGTGAAGGTCAGCGTCGCATCGAGCACGCCGGTCAGTGCAGCCGTGGCTGCCGTCAGGCTGCCGTCAAGCGCCGTCACCATCCCCACGCCAGTGGTCACCGAGAGGTTGAAGTTCATGACGCTGGCGAAGTCGGTTGCGCCTGAGCCAGCCTTGTCAGGGAAGTTCGTATCGGTGCTGAGCTTCATCAAGCGGCCAGCCATCATTGGATTCTCTGGCAGTGCCGTTGGGAAGGCGAGCGCCGACGATGTGACCGTGGTCGCAGCGAAGGTCGCGCCGACCTGAAGCAGACCGTTTGCATCAGCCGAAAAGGTGATCTCGGTCGGAGCTGCGTCGCGCACGAGATACTTCTGCACGCCGTCAGTCACAAGGAACGAGTAGAACACGAGCGTGTCGACATCGCCCTGTGTTGGCGACCAAGTCCACGAGTACGGCGAAGCCGTGCCTGAAGTGGTTGCGCCGATTGCGTCAAGGATCAGCGGCAGGGTGCGGAGCGATGCAGGACCCTCTGCGATGGTCAGGACTGGTGCTCGTCCGGTGATCGTTGGTCGCCCAGCCTGAATGGCGGTGCGCTTGCCAACTGAGGTGGTCTCGCCCAAGTCAACGGTCACGCCCAGGTCGAGCGCGCCGATGGTCTCGTTGAACAGGACCTCGCCTGTCGCCGTGCCGATAGAAGCGGCCGTGCCGAATGAAGCCTGCGACGCAGTAGCGATCCGCGTCAGAGCCTTTGCGCCGATTGTTGCCATCTCTCGATCTCCTTGCTCTACGCGGTGAAGGCGACCGTGTCATAGACGGTCACTTCCGCAGTTGCTTCTACGGTCAGGTATTCCTGATCGGCGTATGTATCTGTGCCGAGTGTAGTGCCAGTGACTGCGACCTGAACGGCGTTTCCACTAATGGTGACCGCGCCATCGAATGCGGTGCGGAGCCACGCGCGCCAAGTGTAAAGGTCTCGGTACTTGTCATCCATTCGTGGAATGGGCAGGAGGTAGATGCGGATCGCCACCGTGAGCAGCGTGGTGCGGTTGCCGTTGCCGACGGTGATTGAGTCATCGCCTGGGAAGAGGATCGCCGCAGGTACGACCGGCAGAGACTCAGGAGGCGTGGCGTATGCCTTGCGGAGCGTGTAGCCAGCAGGCTTTGTGACCGCCGTCAGGCGTGTTGCAAGGGCATCAAGGATGGTCAGGTCGGTCATCGCGCCAAGCCGTTGCGCTTGCGGTACGGCTCAAGGATGAGTGCAGCCTCTGGGTGCAAGGCGCGGCTCATGCGGAGGATGCCGCCAAGGTCAGCCGATCCGATCACGCCAAATGGTGCGGTGCGGCTGTTCCAGACAGCGCCAGCCTGGATGATCTCCGCCTGCTTGACCGCAGCTGGAACGCTAGGGAAGCCGAACACGCCGACCACCTTCACGCCGAGATAGACATCCTTAGGGAAGTTGCGCGGCCATGTGACGCTCGTATCGATCTCGGTGTAGGGGAAGCCGTCAAGCGCAGCATTGCGCGGAGCCAGCACATAGTCGGTGCCGCTCGTCCAGGTGGTCTCGTAGGTGCCGTTCGCATCGTCATCTGTCTGGAGCGTCGTGACGCTGACGAGATCATCGGTCAACACATACTCGTAGTCCTCAGCCGTGTAGTAGCGCGTCTCGGACGCGGTGCCGAAGCCAGTCTTACGGTCGCAGTAGAGATCGATCAGCGTGTCGGTCGCGTCCAGCACAGACTGAAGCGCGCCATCATCCGTGCTGTCGGTAATGCCGACAGCAGCCTTGAACTCAGCGAGCGTTGCGTAGGACATTTAGCGGCCTCCTGTGTGCATCACATAGAGCGTTTCTGTTCCAGATCCTACCACTGCGTAGAGCTTGTCAGCCTCTGGCAGCCAGATCTCGTGCATCTCATTCTTTGGCAGAGCGAAGCCAGTGGCGGTAGTCACATCGCTGTTGCCGAGATAGACCACATTGCCACCGGTCGGAGAGTGCAGGTAGACATAGGACGCACCGACAAGCCCAGTCGCAATCAGCACTGGCTCAGTTCCGACGGTCTTCTGTGACGCGATAATGGTTGCCATTATTCCCCTTCAGTAGCCACGCTGGGCTCTGTTTGTGTGATGGTGGCTGTCCTCATACCCTTTGATACTTTCGCGCGCTCTACGAGCCGCGTTGGTGCCTCTGCGTCGACATCTGCAACACGCTCCGCCAGTCCGAATCCGATCAGGCTCTCCGCCTCTGCCTGTGGCAGGTCAACGATTGAGCCGGACGGATATTCACCGCGTCGCTTGCAAAGTCGAACGAGCATTTGTTCTCCAATCTTGCGGATCAGGGGAGCCGCCGAAGCGACTCCCCTTCACCACTAACTAAACCTAGCTACTGACGGATCAGTTGCAGGCGTAGTACTTGACGGCATCAGCCTGGGCAAGCCCAGTTGCACCGCGAACCTCAACCTTGTACGAAACAAGGCCCAGGTTCCACGCGTACTCGCGGCTTACATCCACGCGGATGCCACCGACGAGCGCGGTCTTGATCTGCCCAAGGTCACCGAAAAGGATTGGCTTGGCATTGTCAGCAATGTCAGCAATCCCTGAAGCGGTGTAGACAGGCTTGCCAAGGAGGCGATCAACGCCACCCTGCCCACCTGGCTGGAAGAGTGGGAGGCTGGACGATGTGATCCCAAGGATCGTTCCAAGGGTCGCATCGGACATCAACCAACCAGCCTTCGCGGCCGAGCGGTACTGCTGCTTCACAGCGTACTGAAGCGAGACCAGTTCCGCATAGGTCGGAACAAAGGTCGCGCCGGTGACGCCTGAACCAGCGGCGGTCACGACGGCCGTACCAGCGGCTGCGCCGTGAGCGATTGCAACTTCCTGACCAGCAGCGTCCGCAATGAACGCAGCGATGTCAAAGGCTGCATCCTCGACAAGCTCTTCCGAGACCTGCACGAGAATCTTGTAGCCGGATGGGGTGAGCTGAAGCGTGCCCATCGTTGGGTCGCTCTCAACAATCGTTCCACCTTCGCCAGGAGCCGTCGCGGTTCCGAGAGCCGTGGCTCGTGGGAACTTGATCGCGTTGCCGGTGGCAACACGGATCACATCAACAACATCTGGGTTGATGAATGGGTTGATCTGACCAGCCACAACATTGACGCGTGGGAACACGGCAACTGGATCGCCCAGGTTGCTGCTCTTGGTCACATCGCGGTACTCGAACGACTCGGTGCCGCCAGCAAGACCGATGGCGCGCAGGCGCTCCGAGTCCGTCTTAGCAGCAGGAGCCTTAGGAGCCACCACAGCGGCGAACTCGGCGCGAGCCTCGTCAGCAGCCTTGCGTGCTTCGTTAGCGTTCTTCTCGGACTTCATCGCCTCAGCCAGCGAGCCGGCCTCTGCGACGAGCTTCTCGAAGCGCGCCTTGTCTTCGCCCTCTAGGGCGATACCCTTATCGGCGGCCTCAACGGCAATGCCGCGTGCCTCCGTCAGGAGGTTCGCTCGCTTGTCAGCGAGATTTGCGAAGTCGGACATAGTGTCCACTTCCTTTCTCCGCGCATAGGCGGAACTACTTGTTTGTGCTCTCCTCGGTGGGTTGCTCTAACGCGGACTCGCCTACTCAGGGCGGTGGGGCGCAGGCACGAGACCTAGAGTGCTTCACCTTCTGCCGCTTCCAAGGCAAGCATCGCCATAGCGACGGATGGGTCAACGACCTTCTCCTGCTTTGGCGCGAGCTTGGAGCGAACAGCATCAATGACAGCCACTTCCTCGGTGGACAGTTCTCGTCCAGCCTTGACTGACTCAAGTGTGGCCATCAACGCCTCAGCCTCTACGCCGATCTTGGGCGCAGTGACTTGGCGGATTGCCGTGAGACCAAGGGTTGCAGGGTAGGCAGGGGTCTGACCACCAGCGGCAAGGATGCTCACCTCGAACAGGTTGGCTTCCTTGATCGTGCGCTGATTGCCATCCCAGGCATCCTGAACCTTCTGGAAGCCGAATGACATTCCAGCGGCGGCGCTCTCGTGCGTCAGCATTGAGATGACCTTGGCTGCGTCTGGATCGGCTGGATCAAGCTTCGCCTCAACGCGAAGGCCAGTCTCGTCCTCGGTCAACTGAAGGCGACCGCTTGCCGTGGTGGCAAGGGCGCGCGTCTCGTCATGACCAAACAGGAAGGAGATGATCTTCTGCCCTGCGGATGCGCGAGCGAGTGAGCGCTTGAAGGCGCTCGGCGCAATGCGCTCCTCGAATGGCAAGCCAGCGCTCGCGCTATTCCAGATAGCGGCGTAGCCGGTAAAGGTTCGCTGTCCATCAGCGTCAGCCTCTGCAAGTCGGTACTCACCGATTGGCAGCGAGCGAACTTCTTTCTCTTTCATATCAATGATCTCCCTATCTTCAGCCGCGATAAGAGCATCTGCCCACGAGAGTACGCGATCAGTTGCGTCACGGTCAGTAGTTTCCACACCCCAAAGGAAGCCAGCGACGGCACCTGGTCCAGGGAAGTCCTCGTTATCCGCGTCCTCGTTCTGCGGTACGCCTTCCCAGTCGCCGCGATGGCGGCGAATCCATGCGGCCATGCGGATCACCTTGTCGGTGTCTGCGCGACCGGCTGCGAGTTCGCGTGCCTCTGAGATCGTCTGCGCCTGCAAGCCTTCGCCTGCGCGGCCGTCCTCTACGAATGACAAGCCACGAGCTGCGGCGTTGCGGATGTAGTCAGGAACCTCGTACACGGCGCGCTCTTCGTCGGCGAGATACTCGCCAGGCGAGTACGCCTCGATCATCAAGCCGCGAGCCATCTCGCGCACGGCTGAATCGTTGTCAATCGCGTACTCCAACTCCTCGCCGTACTGCTCCTTCAGCAGACCGTACTTGTATTCCTTGAACGCCAAGCCGGTGGCGAATGGGGAGCCGTCAAAGTCGTTGAGGTGTACCTCTTCAACGCCTGCGACCTTGTACTCCTGAAGCCACGCGCGCGTCTCTTCTAGTCGCTCAATGCTGCGAGCAGAGACCACGATGAGTTGCTTATCGCCAGTCATGACCTCCTCGTTGAGGAGATCGATCAGCGGCTGATTCGGCTGCTCATTGTCAAGGATGAGCGTGCCGTCAAGGTCAACGATGATGTAGCTCAAGCCTGTGGCTCCTGACCAACTACGCCAATGTTGAGTGCCTTGTAGTGCTCGTCGCCACCGACCACATCCGCGCGATCCTCAAGACGGCGGATCTCGTTGAGCGATAGGATGCCGTTATTCAGCGCGATGGCGTATGCGTCGTAGCGCTCCTTGGTCGTAGGTCGAAGCAGGCCGTCAAGGGTGAACTTGATAAAGGTCTGATCGGCACCTGGAACGAGACGCTGCAAGCCAGCCTCTAGCCGCGTGACCAGTGGTCCAAGCCCAAGGCGCAGCCACTCAATGCTGACGATCTCAACGCTGTTGTACGAGCTGTTGCCGCCTGGGTACTGGAGAAGGTGAAGCGGTACGCCCATCAATCGAGCGATGGACTCAACG